AGGTGACGATACCAGAGGGCACAGAACTACCAGATAATCTTGCAGAGATGAGCAACAAAGAGTACGACGAATGGATTTACTCAGTGCAAAGTAGCAAGGTTACAGAGTGGGAAGATATAGATTATGCAGAGGCACACAAGATTGTGAGAGTGGAGTAGTGAGCGTCACACTATTGTTTGTTATCTTGATATTGGTAGCCACCCGCAAGGAGACAACTAGGATTCTCACAGATTGGCGGAACAGATGAACCGCAACTGGCATCAAGACGGGGCGTGTAATGGACATCCTGACCCTGACCTATGGCACTACGAGAACTCAATCTATGCAGATGAGCAACAGTTGATGGTGCTACGCACAGTAGAGGCAATAGAAACCTGCCACACCTGCCCAGTAAAGGCACAGTGCCTAGAGCAGGGGTTAGAGCAGGAGAACATCATCAGCATAGGTGGTGTGGGTTCAGTGTGGGGTGGCCTGCTCACAGGTGAGCGTGCCCTATTAGCAGGGCTAACACATAAGCATAACTCAGTGCGACACGAGCAACGTCACAGACGTGATGTTCGCAGGAAGATTGGTAGAATAAGTGGATGAAAAAGAGAGCGTTCGTAGTGATAGGAATTGTGCTACTTGCTAGCCTTATACCCATTAGCCACACCTTGCAGGTAGATGTTGAGGTGGAAGTCAAGCCTAAGATAAGAACCAAGGCTACGATGGAAGAGAAGGCACGCAACAGGGCACTGGCAATGAAGTTTGCCAAGGCAGGTTGGGGTTGGGATGGTACTCAGCGCAGATGTGTGGTGAAAATCTTCACAAAGGAAAGCAGATTCGACCATCTAGCCAAGAACCAACAGGGCAGTAGTGCTTATGGCATAGCCCAGATGCTCAAAGAAACTAGCAAAGACCCTGCGGTGCAGATACTAAGGGCTTATCGCTACATAGAATCCCGATACCAGACCCCGTGCCAGGCGTGGAAACATCACCAGCGCAGAAACTGGTATTGATGTTCGACCTAACTGGTGAGCCTACCTTAGCCTGTATCTGTGGTTGCTTGATGTTTGAGATAACTGTGATGTGGGATGATGATAGGACTGTCGGTTGGTATGACTTAAGACAGAAGTGCAAGGACTGTGGTTCCATAAGCACAGCACCTACACCTATAGATGGAGAGATGTAATGCCTACATATGAATACAAGTGCAACCTATGTGGTGGCACACAAGAAGTACAGAGGGCATATGGTGACAGCACCGAACCTATCTGTTGCCAAAACATAATGAGCAGAGTATGGTCAGCACCAGCAGTAAAGTTTACTGGCACTGGTTTCTATAGCACAGGGGGATAGAATGAATACAATACAAAGTTGGAAAGAGATAGTCGAACTACACAATGCAGAGTTAGATAAGGATTATCCAGAACATTTATGGGTTGACAGTGGTGAAATGGAATTAGACGGCGACACACCGACACTTGACAAATAAAAAGTAATATGCTATAATGGTTTTAACATCCACTAGACAGGAGAAAACGGATGAAGACTATGACTATAACAATCTGTAGTACTTGTTGTGAAGAGTTAACTCTAACCAGTTCCAAGTATTATGGAAATGGAGTTAACGACGAATGTGAATACACTAAGGGAAGTTGTACGTTCTGTTGCTGTTGCGGTGGCCACTAACCCTACACAATAATAAGAAGCCCTCGCCTATGGCGGGGGTTTTTTATTTGTCCTCTTCAGTCTGAGGTTCTAAGTCATCATCTCTATAAGGTCTGAAGCCACCAACCTTATGGATAAGTTTCTTGATAGCACGCTTGTGTCGCATACGCACAGCATCCTCAGTACCCATATCTAATTCTTCACCTATCTTTGCAAAGTCTAACGACTCAGCGTGACGTAGGAATAATATCTTCCTGTCATCCTTAGGTAATTTCCAAAAGGCATAGTCAATCTCAATCATCATAGCCATAAGATTGCCACCCTCATTGGGTGCAGAGGGACGGCCTGGCCTACCAAGATTTAACTTAGCAGTCACACCGAACTCACCTCGTAACACAGAGGGCAACAGTGCCTCAACCATATCAGCCTCATAGTAGAACAGGTCAGAGGTTTCATACCCACCTGACTTAGCCTTCCAGTGTTGGCAGTAATCCAATGCTTGATTGCGTAGGCTACGATAGATTAAGTTCTTTGCATCCTTGTCACCGATAGCCTCCCAAGTATCTAACTTGACAGGGTGTTCAACGAACCATTGGTAAAGGACTTGTCGTATATCATCTGCATCTATCTCAAACTTCTTGTGATACTCAGCCGCAACTGAGTCAACTATGTATTGCCAGCGTTCAATACGCGACCACTCAATCATATAATCTTAAACCCTTGGTCAGTATGGATGAAGCCAACCAACTTCATCTTGTTATTCTTGTTAGCAAATTCTGTAGTAGATGGTAACCATTTATCTTCCCATTGCATATCTTTAAGTTCAAGCAAGGGGAATGCCCAGATACCTTCGGGTGTGTGGTTGATATACCAGGGCGACAGCCCTAACTTAGCAGACTCTTCAAGAAGGAAGTCATACTTCATCTTCTCAATCAGTAGTTCAGGGTAATGGGTACGTCTTGACTTAAGTTCTATAAATAGTTTCGCTTCTTCAGAGATACAATCAAACCCATCGTATACTTCAGGAGAGTGAGTGAGGTCGGGGAACTTCTCTGCCTTTAACCAGTCAAAGAGTTCCTGCTCTTTCATCTATCCCACTTTCCCCGTAGAACTAGCAGGGCAATTATACCATAGTTTGCTAGGTCTTTGAAGGAATCCTCCAGTGGTTCGTGTTGTGCCTGAGTGCCATTGTCAATCAAGTTGTTGATGCGTGCTGTCTTGTCGTGCATACGTACACGTAGACCATTGAGCGCACCACCTGGTGAGTCAGAGATATTCTTTGGGCCATAGTCGCGGTGCTTACTTAGTAGCAGGTCACCGAGTTCTTTCATTGTATCCCAGACTGCCTGCTCAAAATCGGAATCGCTAGGACGACGTTCAATACCTGTCCTTCTATTGTATAACTCTTCACGTTCAGCCCTTGGTCTACCAGATGGGTTATAATCTGCCATATCTCTTCACGCTCCGCCTTCTCCATCATTATCCTTTGTTAAGAGTTTCCTTAGTTCTTCATCCAAGTTCTGCAACTCTGACTTCACTACCATATCTTCAACCAATTCATCTACCATATCGTAACCCATCTCAGACGCAAATAGCGTGACGTATGTTGACTGACTAATCAACGCTATCTTCTCTGGCTCATTCCTGTGGTAGTACATAAACCTTAACAAAGAACCGAGCAACAACTTGAACCCATTGGGTAGTGCATAGTATGGGTCGAACTCTTCATCATCTTCTAGTGTATGGTCAATCAATTCAAATGAGTTCTCAAACTGTGTCTTACATTCGTGGCAGTAGGACTCAGGTGGTTCGAGTGCATCAAAGTCCATTCTTCATATCCATCTTCTGATGGAAGTAGTCAGCACCTTCTTGTACAAAGATAGAGTTTACATCCTGCCCATCAGGTAATTGGATGATGGTAACTGGTAGTTCACGGGCTAGAGAACGGGCGAACTCTGTGCCTGGTTGGTCACCATCTGCAAAGACAAAGACTCTTTCAAAGTCTGCAAGCAATCGTGTGTAATGTTTCTTCCAACTGTTAGCACCAGGTACACCAACGCAATGAATACCAATGACAGAAGATAGCGTGAGTGTATCTATCTCACCTTCACACACACCAATGTAATCACCTGCACGCTCCACATCTAGTACGTTGTACATCTTTGTCTCTGCTCCAGTTAACCCCATATACTTAGGCTCAACGGCAGGGTTAAGTGCACGAAATCGCAAGTCAACAACGCCAGTCTTTGTAACATAAGGGATTGATAACCTACCAAGCATTGCTTCGTGTCCAACTTCAGGCTCCGCGACTACGCCTAATTGAGCCAGACGTGCTACCTCCAGAGGAATTCCCCTGCTTGCTAGGTAGTCTTGAGCCAGAGAGATGCTTTCCGCGTACTTGTGTGTTGCTCTCCCCAGTAATTCCTTCTGCAATGCGCTTTGCTTCACGGATGTTCACTCCTTCTCTTGATGAAATAATTTGTAACGAGTTACCTTGAACCCCACAGGCAAAGCATATAAAGATATTCTTGTCGAGGTTGGCTGAACCAGACTGGTGCGTATCTGAATGGAACGGACACTTAAGGTTGACTTGCCCGTGTCTTTGTCGTAAGTTCGCACCATAGTGTATGAGGACATCTGCGATGTTTGGCAAGTCACTGTCAATTTTTATCACCATACCCTGCATCCCTTAATAGTTTCACTGCATCCTCCAGTCTAAGTAAGCAAACCCAATCGTCTACTGACTTCTCGCCTTGTCCATTAAGTCTTAGTACTACAAGACCCAACAATCCTTTATCTCTTTCCTTCAACTGTGCGATAGCAGAGGCAGGATTAAATCCTGTTCTTGCCTTGACTTCCCAGTCAATACCTATCGTGCCAGTTATATCTGTACCACTGCGCCCTGCACCCGTGCTCTCAGCAAACGGAAACCCGTTCTCTGCGAGATAGTTCGCCAATACTTTCTGACTGCGGTATCCTCTATGTTTACGCGACTGTGATGGCACTGCGTAGTGTCTCCATTTCCTTAAGACTTTCTATAGGAACATACCAAGTCTTTTCATTATACTTCCATTCGTCTTTCTTGCAATCTCTACCATACATCCAACCAACAGCAACATACTCTGGCCCCTTCCAATCTGGGCCAATGCGCCGTTCTTTGTTACATAATCCACCAGTAGTTAAAACATAAATCAAATCATCATCATCTCTGGTGGTATAGCGAAGACCTTTAATCGGGGGGAAGGAGTATCTCACCTCACCCAAGTCTGGTATATCTAATTCAGACTTCCATTTGTTATAGTGTGGGACAAAATCTTTTCTTCCAATCATACGAGCAAAGGCTAACTCTGACCCAGCACATACAACGTGTTGCCACATCTCCCATAAGTCACCCTCAGAGTAATTTACATTACGAGTAGGGTCACCGAAGTATGGTTTCTGTCGCTGATAACCTACCTCAACTACAGTTGCCTCTTCAGTTGAACTTAAAGAGTATGTCCACATCTAGTATGCGCTCTTATCCTTACGCAGAATACGGATAGCCCAGTTCATACCAACAGTAACACCCTCTGTCCACTCATCTGTGACGGGTGGCTTGGCTTCTTCAATCTTTATAATCATTGCAGCAATCTCTTCTGCTACCTTAGCCATTACTAACTGACGCATCTCTTGCGTCGTGTCATCTTCTTCTTCTCTTAGCATCTCTTATCCATTCTCTGGTATGTCTTCGATGTACATATACTCAGG